CCGCATTTGGTGCAGGCCATAGATTTATTACCGGCCTAGGCAAGTCACGCTGAAACCAATAGGTTAAAGGCCGACCTAAAAACACTTTATTGCTTTGGGCAACGTAAGTGTCTCGGTTTAACAGACCCATAGGTATTTCTTGTGGCATTGTTCCAAGATAAACCTCAGTAGCCGAAATAACGCCGATAGAGCGCAAACGAAACATTCTATAGGGCAATGCAGGCACAATGTCTGTCCAAGTCCATTGGCCGGCCAAAGCACCCGTTGTTTGAGTACCTACTTGAGTCCAAACAACGTTATCGTTCGAAACTTCAAAAATAAGGTCAACTGAAGTTGCTGCCCATTTAACCCCAACGCTATTGACAGTTGCAGAGTTAAAGTCGACCGTATACGTATTAGGCAGAATTACAGTTGCGCCAATGCATTCTTGCAAAGTGCGCAGGTTGGCGTTTAAAACACCTACCGTACCTTTGGCCAGAGTAACAATAGGTTGGCCTTGATAAAACGGATAAATTTCACGTTCAATACACCAGCTAGGAGTTTTGCTGTTAGCTAAGTCTGATAGCATCAAACTTAACGACTCCAAAGCATAGCTCTGCATTTCACTAGTGATTGCTTGAGCTGGCAAGCGGCAACGTCTAAATGCGTGGTCAACCACCTTTAGAGCGTTAAATGTTGCTTCGCTTACGTTGCCAGAAAAGGCCATGCCGACTCCAAAAGGTGCGTAGTCAGATGGCTGCCGCTAACTGGCAAACCCGAGTATTGACTTGAATTATAGCGCGAATATTTACGCTAAGTTAATAGTTCAACAATTAGATGTTGAGCCGCCTTTTTTCATAGCCATGCCGCCATGCATCATTTTAGCCATGCCGCCTTTTTTAAGAGCCAAAGATGTACCTTTGCCGCCTTTATGCTCTTGTGCGTCATGCTGTTTAAAAGCTTTTTTAATCATGGCCTTGTCTTGGGACATATCAACTTTTCCGCCTTCTGCTTTGTGCATCTTGCCTGCCATCATTTTGCCATCAGGCATTTTGTGCATTGCACCGCCTTTTTTCATAGCAATCATTGGCTCCATAGATGCTACAGGCACCATGCGTCGAGCAGGCATTTTGGCGCGAGGTGTCTTTTCAGCTTCACGCTTTACCATGGCTTTTTCAAAAACTCCACCGCCTTTTTTATATGCCTGTTTAGGAGCCGGGCTACAAGATTTGGTTGCCCCGCCTTTAGCATAGCCCATATCGTCGCCGCAAGCACCAACAGCTCCGCCTTTAGCAAAGGTGAACTCTTTTACATATTGAAGTGTTTTACCCATGATATTTTTCCTTTTAAGCTGTTGCGTAGGTTTTAATGCATTCAAGCACAACAGTGTATGTGTCGCCGTGCTTGCATCTTGCGTAGTAAATGCGAATGTTGCCTGTTGAGCCTGCGCCTGCGTTTGTAGACAAACCGCCAAAAGGAGAAAAGTCCATAAAATACGTTGACGGCTGTGTAAGCATCCAAGCAAACGAATCAACAGACGCATCAAACAAAATACGCACTTGCATGCCGTTGGTAGATTGCCAGATTTTATTAATCTTAAGACCGTTGCAAGCACGACCAAAAGCATTTGGAGCTAACGAGGCTGCAACTATTTTGTTGACTGCAACTTCGCCTGTTCCATCGGAAATATTTGTAAACTTGCCGATGAACAGCCGCTCACCGTCAAGAATAGTTTGTGAAGAGACTGCATCAGCCATATTAGATTCCTTTTAATTTAAAAGAATTTAAGCTGCAACAGCACCAAACAAACCTACAATTGCCCAGCCTACGGAAGTAAATTGCAGCGTTGCAGACTCGCCGACATTGGTAAATGTAATGGTGCTAAAACCAACTTTTGTAGTTGGGTTCAAAACTGAAGAACCGCCGTCAACAGCGTGAATAACACGTTTGATTTGACCAACAACACCATTTGCTAGGGTCAAAGCTTGTGCAGCGCCGGTGCTTGTCAAAACAGTAGTTGCTGTGGTTACATTAACAGCGCCTGCACCTGTCAAAGATTGAATCGTAGCAATTTCAATTCCGGTTGTGGAACCGATAAAACCATTGTTTGATGTGACTGGGCCGGAGAAGGTCGTTGATGCCATGATGTTTCCTTACATGCAAGTTGTGCGCAGCCGTCTGCATGTCGTCGGCCAGGACGGGCCGTCTGCTGCGCGTAAAGATTTTAAGGTGTCCAAAAAAGCCCCCAGCCTTTTGAGCTAGAGGCTTCATTTGACATCTTTTAAACGCCAGCAGTACCGAACACGCCGCGTGGGTCAGTCCAGCCCAGGGTGTAGCGCTCTGTTGCTTTGTACCGCATGCTGTCGGTTTCAAAGTCGCCTTCCATGGATTTTTCCAATCCACGGCGCATCATCAACTTCAGACCTTCAGGAGCGTCGGTCTGAACCCACCAAGCCGTGGTCGAAGTGATACGCGAAAGGTTAGCTTGACCATCGGCCAACAGACCCATCGACTTCACAGGGTTGATGTCGTTATCGGCTGTGCCTGTACGCAGTACTGATTTAAGCAGCACTTCGGATTGGAACACATTGCTAGGACCGGCAACGATCTTCTTAGGCGTCAAACGAATACGCTTACCGTTGTTGTCAACAGCATTGCGGATTTGGATCAGAATCTGCTCAAGCGAAGTCTGCGACAAAGCCGCAGATGTGCTGAGCTGATTACTGAACGTACCATTGACGATTGGGTGTGACGCAGAAACCAGGGATACGCCGTCACCGCCGACATACGCACCGTTGAAGGCACGATTCAGGATGTTAGCCGCCAAAGTTTCTTTAGTCTCAATCAGCGACTGTGCCAAATGCTTGGCATAGGTTTGACCGATACGAATGTGATCGCCGTCTTCGACCAAGACTTTCGTCAAGGCAAAAGCAAGGCCATACACTTTGTACAGGTAACGCTGTAGAAACAAAACGCCACCGGACTGATACGTCACTGCCATGCCGTCTGGCAATTCAGGAGCGGCACCGAAGCCGTACAAAACAGGCTCTTCGTGGTAGTTACGTGGAATGCCTTTTTGCTCACGGAAGACCATCTTCCATTCGTCGGCACGTTGATCATAAACTCCGTCAAAGACTTCGTTCAGGATGGGTTCAACAACGGAGCGAAAATCCGTACTGCGCATTGGGGTTGCCATAGCTATCTACTCCTTAGCCGACTGAGTTAACAGATGCTTTGTACTGATGTTCGTTGATACGAACAGTCACTACAGCGAACGCGTCTGTGATGGAATCGTTGACATTGCCTGAAAAACCAGTAATCTGGAATTGACCAGAAGTGGCTTGCAAAACAGTCAACTGCGAGGTGGACAAGCCGGTCCGTGTAGAACCGCCTGGAGAAGCAACCGTAAAGTCAGCCTCTTCGCCTACAGCCGTTTGCATGCTCGTAGAGCCAGGGGTGCCTGGGTTTGCATACTGGACTTCAAACAAGGTCTCTGGATCGTCAAGAACCCAAGCAACGATGTCAGTGCCAGTTGTGCCTGACGGCCAAAAAGGGCTGATTGTAGGTTTGCCGCTGACGTCGTTGTACTGGCAGCCCATGAAGATGCCGAGTAGTCGGATGCCGTCAGTTGTACCTGACCTAGTACCGTCGCTGGTACCCAGTTGCGCTGTACCGTCAGCGGCAAGCTTTACAGGATCGCCGCCGAAGATGTTAACTGCGTAAGCAGAAGTGATTGCATAGGCTTTTGGGCGCATCTGACCACTGTTGTGGAAAGATGCACGAAAGCCAAAAGGTGCGCTAGTCGATGACATGTGCGTGACTCCTTGAGGGGTTTAAAAAAGTACCGTTTAGGTCAACTCAAAACGAGAAGACCTGTTTTGACCAATTTCCCGGTTTCCGTCACCCACATCAACACGAGTTTTAGATGCACGTGCTTGTTGCTCCATAAACTCAGCCGTATCAGTCAACTTCTCTTCTTCACGAAGTGGAGCATCATGATGCGCTTCTTGCATGTATTTCTCATACAAGCTCATGGGCAGCTTAAAAGCAAGCATCTCATTAACCCCAATGAAACCGGTCCAATCTCCCGTTTTAAGGGTGGCGTATTCCCAGCCTGGAATATCTTCCGGCTTAATCGCCTCGTAGCCTAATCGCATACGAACATGAATCGAGTCACGAGGGTTAGTCGTGGTTAGCCAGCACGCATGCCAGCCAGGGATATTCGGCAAGTCCGGTAAAGAGGACTGAAAAAACTGTTGACGGAACATTTCTACCCGCTCATCGTCAGAGATCTCACGTTTTTCAACAACAGCGCGATCTTGCATCGCACGGCTTTCGCGGTTCTCAGATCCAGCGGTTTTTCTAAGGCGTTCGTCGGACATTATTCGCTCCTTTCAGCGATTGGTTGGATTATATGCACAATTTTACAAGTTTGTGTATTAAAAATTTTAAGCTTTGTTGTTGCGGTCATATTCTGCATAACGTTTTGCATATTTCATGCGCAATATTGGATCGTCCCAAACACCAGCATCGACCAAAGCTTGTTTGCGATCCGGACTAATATATATTTCACTGCGAGTAGAAGCAGGTGCATGCTCACGGCCAGAACCTACGGCCGGCCCGCCACGTGGTGTTCTATCCGATTTGACAGGTTTAAATTTCTCAGGCAAACGGCGCGCAGTACGAGTGCGAAGTTCATCCCAATAATCTTCAGAATCAGGAGCAAACCCGTCTCGCACAAGTGTTTGATCAATTGCCAAAACAATTGCTGAGTCTTCATCTCTGCCTTGAGGATCGTACCAGCTGTTGTCTTTAAGAAATTCCTTTGCGTAATGCAAAGTTAAATCACTCATGCCATCAGCCGGTTTTTGCGCAGGTGCCTGCCGAGCTGCATTTTGCTTGGCAAATTCTAATTGCTGTGTGCGTTGAATAGACTGATCACGATACTTCATTGCTTGAGCAACGTCGGCGCCGTTTCCAGCATCAACAGCTTTGGCAATTACTCGTTCAGCCATCTCAACTTCATTGCGGGCTTGCGCAATGTGTGAATCAAAATTGCTTAGGTCAACTTGGTGTGAACGAACTTCTTGAACGGAAACACGACGCTCAAGTTCGTCATTGCGTTTACGCAAAAAGTCTAGTTCAAGTTTGTCACGGCCAATTGCTTTGTCGCGACGGTCTTTGCGCTCAACTTTCTCAAGCCGACGGCGTCCACGAATTGCTTCACGCTCGGCGTCATTGCCGCTTTCGGCTTCAGGCTCTTCATCGCCTGAACTAAGTCGATCGTCGTCTTCACTAGACTCGACAATTTCTTCAGTAATTACAGGCTCTAAATCTTCAGGCTTGCCTGTTGGATTTTCGTCGTCTTCAACCATTGTTGTAGCCATATCTCATCTCCTTTCAGATGAATGCACGGATAGCTAGCGGATCGCCTTGCACGGCGCCGATAATATCCAAGTCGTTAAAAATAACAAACAACGCAGACTCGCCGTTGTCCATAGAAACTTCCCAACGGTCACCGCCATACTTAGCCACGCGCACGTAGTCACCTGGCTTGCACCAGTTTCCTTCAGGCCATGCATCAAGTGTGGAACGGTTTTTAAAAGCAACGAGGCCTAAAGAGACCACCTTTGCGACCTGAGTATTCCATTTCTCAGTGTCCCGCGAGCCGTTATCAAGAATGATACCAGAAGCGGTTTTAGTTTTCGGGCTGCGTATTTGCACTAGCACCCGGCTACCGAAGGGCATAATCCCTGGCTCGGCAATTGGAAACGCCTCATTCAGCGCATCGCTCATAGTCTGCTCCTTTCAGCAGTTGTTGTAAAACTCTCACACAGCGGCTTCAGCCACTCCGACCGTCACAAAGTACGGTCTAAATCTTTTTCACCGTTGCGCTCTTCACCCACCAATTGAAGCAGCAAATTTATGGCTTGTTCAAGCCCAGCTACTGTACCGCTACGGAATCCATATTCAAATTCACTTTTAGCGGAAGGGTGTTTTAAAGATAACAGCGCATAGTCGGCCTGACCGCTTTTAAGTCGATTAAGCAGTGCGGTTTCAATGTTCATTTGTTTAGCAAGGAGTTTTAGGACCTTGCGCAGGAGCTGGAGGCAAAGTCTTGCCATCTACAGGCAAGCCTGCAGCAAGGCGGTGTTTTTGCTTTACAGCACCTGAGTTCATTGGCACTGTGCCGGTTCCGGGTTTATCAGACATTGCATTTCTCCTATATTAAAAATTTATGGGCCTGGGTTAATACCTGTGCCTGTGCTAACTGCAACTTTATCTCCACTAGCAATCTCAGCTGCAGCCAAGCGCATCGCCGTTTGATTGTCCGAATCATTCATGTATATACGTGCACTAAGCTCGTCGTTCAAGCGCTGGCTTTCGGCCAATTGACGAAGCTGTTCGCGTTGATTGTCCGCAGAAACTTTCTGAGCAGATTCTTGCTGAGAAGATTGAAGTTTTTGTGCGTCAATTTGCAAGCGGGCTTGGTCAATTTGATTGCGCTGCGATGCAATGCCTTGCTGCACTTGTGCTCCAAGCTGAGCAATCTCCATAGACTGGTCTTGAGGCATTGGTGGAGGCTGAGGAGCAAATTGTTGTGCCTGCTCATCAATTTGTGCAAGTTCTTGTGCAAAGCCGCTCAGCTGCTGTTCGATGATACGTTGAACTTGCAATATTACTTGCACTTGCTGGTCAGCATTATCCTCAATCAGATTTTGACGCTGAGCTTTGTCAACAGCTTCGTGCGATTCTTTTAAATAGAAATTAAGCAAATGATCACGCAAGTGCGTAGCCATTGGGTAAAGATAAGTTTTGATGATTGTTGGGTTTTGGCCAAACAATGGAGACTTGAGAAAAGATAAATGTGCTTTTAAATGCGCAATGTGGTCTTGCTGCGGTAACACATACACTGGCCTGCCCATTGTTGCTGCAACGTTTTCACTTACAGGGTCAATGTCATCTGAGCCAGGTATTGGTTGCAGTACATCGTCAGCAAGTAGCTTTAAGTTGCGCAGAAATAGTTCTTCAACCTTGCGCGCATCATACATTTGCGGAAGCATTGCAGCGCGTTGCTGAATAGCTTGCACCTGAGCAAAGCGCTGTGTTTCACTGAAGATTGCAGGGTCGCTGACAGGTATAACATCTAGCGGGCCGTCAAAGTCTTCAGGGTGGACTTCTATGCCTGCGCCTTGAGCTTTAATATCTTCTTCAGTCAGGTAAGCGCTGTTTATTCTGTGAAGAATCTTAAAGCACTTGGCCATTGAGTTGTGCAGTCTCGAATGAATCGAGCTGAACACAACCATGCCTTGCTCAATCAAAGCAAGCGTAGTACCTACAGGAGCATTTGGGTTTTGATCTGCAAGCTTTTCAAAAGAAGTTTGCACAACGCCTTTGCCTGCATCTACCAAGAAGCCTAGTAGTTGAAACAGCGTTGGCGATGGACCGTTAAACGGCAGAGGCATGGCAAGTTTGCGCACGTCGTCAATAAGCGCGCCGCCTTCCATTTCAACCACTTCGGTTGGCTGCACATTAATTGTTTGACCGTTAGGCCCGCCTTTAAGCTTTAGAAGAGTTGGAACGTTCTGTATGTGTGCTGAATCAAGCAGTGCACGCAACGCGCCTGTGGCAGCTCCACTGAGGCCACCAATCATATGTGTCAAACCGATTGGATAAGCACCTCGCCAAGGCACAAATGGAAACTCAACAATCCAGTCAAGTTCTTTGTGTGTAGTATCTTCTAAGTCCCAGTTGCGATACAAAGACAAAGCTTCCCTGCTAGACTTGTCAATGCTGAGAATGTAAGGAGCAATGCCGTCTCCAAAGTCTATATAGGTGTAGACCTCAAATATAGTGCGCAAACCGTCTTCGTTGTACGCTGTATCCGTACGGCCTTCAATTTTGTCATTGGCAACTGAAGCCTTGCTAAATTCGACTTGGCCTGGAGAGCCTAAGTCGACGTCGCGATACATCTCTGCAAGAACTCGCTTCTTGTATTCCATTGCGGTGATATACTGCACATGGGTTTTACGTTCAGCCGAATAGAAATTAGTTGCGGCAAAAGGCAAGTATACGTCATCGATTGGAACAAACTCAGCCATCGGGCGTTTGTGCTGAGGGTTCCACATGAGCTTGAGATACTGCGCACCGCCTAATGGCAGCTGAGTGCTCAACTGTTCAAGCTCGCCTCTAAATTCAGGCATCTGCTCGGTTGTCTGCCAATTCATAAAGTCGGCTTTACGCTCAGCTTTTTCAACTTTCTCTTTGTCTCTGTTGCCGATGATTTTGCTTTTAACCGGCCCGTTAGGAGGAAAGATCTCCTTCATAAACCGGGCTGAGAAGTCTACGCAAGCCTCAACCAGCATGGGGTGCACAACTTTGTTTGCGCCGCTGAACTGAGCTCCGCCTGGTGCGTCATCGCCTAAACCTGTACGGCGCAAGCCTTCTTCATAAAGCTTGTCACGCTTCTCCCGGGCTTCTTTGTCTTTGCTTAGTTTGTCAAGCAGCTCAGTGACAGCGCTTTCTAGCTCGGACTTGTCTACTTCATCAACGATGTTGGCAAAGTGCTCAAGCTTTTCGGCGTTGTCTGCATCATTTTTTTCACGAAGAATTGCTCCGCCATCTTCTGTGTCTTCGACTTCTGAATCGTCTTCAGGCAAAGTTAAGAATGCATCGGATTGGTCGTCTTCAGACAAGTTTAGCAGGTTATCAGCCATTCATTTCCTCGTACAAAGAATCAACTAAAGATTGAATTTTAGTTGGATTATACTCAGAGCTTGTATTTACAACACCGCCTTCAGCAAACTCCGGTAGTGCCGGGTACTCCACTAGGTATGTAGGCTCAGAACTCCAAAATGGCTGGTCCGGCAGGTCTGATTCTTTCCAGTTACGAATAATTTTTGTGGCGATTGGTTCGTCTTTGCCATAGTTTCGCGCGATGGCCTCCATGCGGTGGCGCCCCTCATGACCTACTACACGCGGTGAACTGCCATCCATAACACCGGGCTTGAGCCATAACATCGGAATATCCCCAAAGCCTTCGAAAACTTTACCGTATTCATTCGTGTAGTATGGGCTGTTGTCTGGGCCTTTCCTGGCTACGCCGGTCCGCATCATCTTCTGCAGCCATTCCACACGCTCTTGCGTGGACTGGTCGCCGAGACTGAGTGGGTGGGCTTGGCGCGCGAAAGTCCTAGGGCTACCCTGGCGCAAAACATGGTCAGCCCGGCCCTCTGTTGCGCGGCTGATTGCATGCCCAAGTACGTCGGGGCGTATAATCTCCAGCGTAGCTGGCGCTTTTGCCCGGATTTTCTCAAGTAGGGCCATTGACTTTTCCAAGTCTGCAGGGTCACCTTTGGCTAAGATTTTTGCGGCCTTTGAAAAGGCCGATACTAGACCGCCTGCGGCGAAGCCTTCAGGCGACTGCTTATTAGGAAAGCTGTCAAGGTAGTTTGACAATTCCGTGTCTGTAACATAGCGGCTGCCTAAAGCTTCAACACGTTTAGGCGTTTTACCAATGTCAACCAATCCTGTATTATTTAAATCACCTACCTCACCCCACTTACCTGACTTGACAAAGTCTTGTACGTAAGGTATGTATTTCTCAACAGGCTTTTTGTTAAGCTTGCCTTTAATTTGGAGGATGGTGTCTGGTGGAGGGCCATCGTTGTTTTTATTCCAAAAGTAAGTGTCAACATCAATTCGGTCAGGGTCAATCAACCCTGCTCGCGCGGCGTCGTTGTATTCCTTTACTAAGTCGTCATAGCGCTGCCCTGTAATCCCTGGCGACGCATAAGGTATTTTGCCCTTGCTAACCTCAATAGTTGCATGAGGCTCACCTTTAGAGTCGCGCAGAGAGTAGTATGTGCGATCGCCGCTGATAGCTTTATCGCAGTACTGATCGCCGGCGATACAGTGCTTCATCATGTCGCCTTCGTACTGCATGGCTTCGCGAAGTTGCTTATTAGAGTTCAATCGGTTATAGGTATCTTTTACACCCTGCGGACCTTTACCATTATGGCCTCCCCACCCCATGTTGTCAGCGCCGTTGCCTTTTTCATCAACAACACGCCACATCTTAGCTTTGTCCGGCACGTCAACATCCTTGTACTGATTATCGCTATAGCCGCTTGAGCTTTGAAGTCTTAAACCAGGAGGCAGATCTTCCCCTGGCTGTGCCGCCTTCAACTGCATCCACTTCATACCTCTAGGGTCTTCTGGGTAGTCTTTGTAAAGTGCTGTTGCTGGGTTGGTAGCCTTGTCCATGTTTAGCTCTGCTTTCTGAGCAGCGCGCCACGCATTGATTTGACCTACCTTGGCAACCGCTGCGTCCACGCTTAGGTTTGGCAAGTCGAGATACTTTAGGCGAAGGTCTTGTGGGAATGGACTGTTTGGGCTGAGGGCGTTAAGGAGTTCGTCATTGAGGTGCTTAAAACCAAGGTAATCAGGCGTTGCGCCGGACTGCATAGAATAAACTTTTGTGTTTGGATCTACATCCTTTAGCCAGGGGTTTTGATTGATTACTCTTTCTGCCTGGCCGGCTTGTGCGTATAAATTAGGGTCAGAAAGTTCACGCCCGGCTGTGCGCATGTTAACAATCTCATCACCTAAAACCTCCCAATACTCCGCAGGCGTAGATTCAGCAACACCCATCTTAGGATATCCTTCTTGCATCCGCCTAGATGGGCCTAAGTAGCCTACGGGCACAGGCACAGGTACAGGCATGTGCATCGACGCCGAAACTTGCGTATCGTAAGCATCGTCCGCAGCAGCACGAGTGCGTGAAGCTCGCCGGCCGGCTGCTGCTATTTCGTTGTCAAAAATGCCAGGAGCCATGCCTGGTTCCGGACCATCGGCAAGCAGCCTAGTAGCCCACGCCTCTTGCCTGACGGCTTCTTTCTCAGCTTGTGCACGAGTCTTGTCAGCGGCGGCTACACGCTTGTCAATGCCGAGCCGGACAGAGTCCGTCGGTGTAGCCATTTCATTTTTCATGTAGTTAGTGAGGTTTTTGCTTAGCCATTTGTTGAGCGCTATCTGTTGCTCGGACAAAGGGACGGCCCCTATAATCTCTTTTGCTTCGTTGATGTCAATGGTGGGACGAATGCGCAGCATCGCCTGAATTGCCTTTGATTCTGGGTCATACTTCAATTCGTCTACGACTTTTTCTACTGAACCGGCTAGCCAGTTGCCGCCTTTAGGTTTGACGACGTTCATGACAGGATTTACGCCGTACTTTTCCATTAGATTGACAGCGCCTCTGGCGGCGTAGGGTGCTGCGGCTTTTGTAGCAGCAATGGCTGCTTTGTTAACGCCTCGGCCTGCAAAAACTCCTAGTTGGCCAACGCCTGCTGCTGTTGCCCCTACGTCAAGCAAATCTGTTGTTCTAGGGTCAAGTTTAAATGTGCCTAATCCACCAGTTGCAGCATTGCCGCCTCTAATTAATGCTCGAG